TTTCGATTTTTTCTTGTAGGCTTAGTTCAAGCCATGATTGACAGTTTGCCATTTGTTTTAGTTTTAAGGTTTATAAAAAATAATTGTCTTGTAATAATGCAGTAATAACTGCTGCAATGATGATGAAAATTAGTGCTTGTTTGTTTTCTTTTTTCATATTGTTTTAATTTGATAGAGCAAATATAAAAGCATTATTCCGAATAAAAAAATATTTTTTTAAAAAAATAAATTTTTTTTTTAAAATTCTTTTTCTATACATTTGCAGCAAATAAATAATCTTATTATGAAAAACGGAAAAACAGTTGAACTTTCAACAAAGCAAGTAACTAAACTACAAAAAGAATTAAATCAGTATCGAGTCAAAAAAGACTTTGAACGTAAACACAACATCTCTGTAATGACAGTTTATAATGTTGTAAGTAACAAAAGATGCAGCGAAAGAATTTACCAATCACTATTTAAAACCACAAAATCATGTTAGAACATTATAACGAATTAGAACCAATAGAATCAAAAGAATATAAGAAGCCAACTTCAAGACAAGAAGCAGAAAGATTGCTTAATGAATTTAAAGCATTAGGTTTAAGCCATATTGTATCAACTGCTTGCGCAGTTAAAGTATGCGAGAATGTTTTAAATAGTACAGTGCATAATTATTTTACTCAAGAACATTGGAAGCAAGTAAAAAAAGATTTACTTTACAACCCTATTGGAAACACCGAATTAATATTTTAATATGAAAAGAGTAATAAATTTTAGTGGTGGCAAAACTTCTGCTTATATGACTATTCATGAATATAAAGAAGGTGATTTGGTTATATTTTGTGATACAGGAAGGGAGCATGAAAAAACTTATAAATTTATTAATGACTTTGAAGCATTTGAAAATATACCAATAATCAGATTAAAGTATGAAGGTGGTTTTGAAAAATTATTACAAAAGACAAAAGCAATCCCTAACAATTTTAAAAGATTTTGTACAATTGAATTAAAGGTTAAAACTGCAAGGAGATATCTTCGTAGTATTGGATTAAATAAATATGAAAATTTAGTTGGATTTCGTTATGATGAACCATTGAGAGTAAAAAGAAGAAAACAATATTGGAAGAATGTTATTGATAAATTTCCTTTATATGAACAAGGAATTACTAAATCAATGATAAATGAATATTGGAATAATAAACCTTATACTTTAGAAATCCCTTCTATTTTGGGTAATTGTGATTTATGTTTTATGAAAGGTAAAAATGCAATCATAAATATTTTATCTTCATATCCTGAACTTGCAGATAAATGGATAAAGGATGAAGAAGAAAATGTTAATGGTTATACTTATTTTTCAGATATAACAATTAAACAAATGAAATCAATTGCACAAAATAATTTATTCAAAAACAATTTAAACGATATAACACCTGCATTCGATTGTGCATGTACAAACTAAAATATTTTAATATGCTAAAACAAATCTTCACAGAATATAAATCAATCGGACTTAAAGTAATTCCGATTGAATGGGATGTTGCTAATATGCAGCCTGTAAGTCATCACAATTGGAGTGAAGATAAAGAATGGAAGTTGCAAGAAAAGCATAATGCAATAATGATTCAAACAAAGGATTGCTATGCTGCCATTGATGTGGACATTAAGAATAGTAATGACAAAGAACTTTTTACAAAGTGGTTACAGATTGTTACCAACTCTGAACCTGATATTTTGAATAAAGTATTTATTGAGAAAACTAAATCAGATGGCTTTCATGTTTGGATTAAATACTGCAAACTGACAAAAAAAACGCAACTTGCAGGGAATGAAAAAGGAGCAGAAGTAATTGCTTTATATGCAAATGGTCCTTTGGTTTATACTTACCCCACTCCAGGCTATTCTGAATTTCATCAATCAATGGCAGATGTTGAAGAACTTACTGATGATGAATACAACTATCTTATTCAAGTATCACAATACTTCAATGAGTACAAACCAACTTACGACCCTACAAAGAAAGCAATCAGCTATCCTAAAGGATTTGAAGCAGAGTTGTCAAATTATGACAAGTCACTTTCTGACGAATCATGGGAACTGCTATTGAATGACATTGGTTTAGAACCATTGCAAAACTTTAGGTATAATAAGAAGGATTCATTTGCTGCATATAAGCGAAAGGAATCAACATCGAATGCTATTAGCGCAAAGGTTTACTTCAAAAGCAAAAGAGTATTATTATTCACTGCATCAATGCATGACTTCCCTAATTGGCATAACAAAGAACAATATCCGATATGGGCTTTGCCGCCATCATTTGTACTTTACTATAAGTTTGGCAGAGATTGGGATGCAGTATTGAAATACATCGGTTGCAGTAAGCCATTGGCTATTGATTTCCCTTTTGAGATATTTCCCGGAAAGATAAAGCAATCAATATTTGATGTAGCAAAGGAACGTTCACTAAATCCTTTGTTTCTTGCAACTGCAGGACTTTGGACTATATCTTCATTGGCAGGAACTTGTTATACTTCTGCATTCGGAAACGATGGTAAGAACATTCTATTCTGCATGTTGATTGCTCCTGTATCTGTTGGTAAAACTCCTGCTTACAAAGCAATGTGTGAATCTCCATTAAAACAATTGCAAGAGATTGAAGATGAGAAATTCAAAACTGATGTTGCTAATTGGAATGCTGAAAAGATGCAAGCATTGAATGACAAGAAACAATTCACAAAACCAAAGCCAAAGCGATTCATCCCATTTGCAGTTGATGGAACTACTGAAGGTTACATCGGACTTTGCCAAGATCAATCGGCAGGAATAGGAGTGTATCATGATGAAGCAGAAACAATCTTAAATGCAGGTAGTTTTAAATCAAACAATGATTCAATCAGTTTCTTTACACAAGCCTTTGGCGGTGGTAGATATACTCAAATCAGAGCAGATAGAGATAAAGAAAGAGTTGTTCAAGATTTGAACATCAATCTTTTAATGGGAACGCAACCAAGTAGAATGAAGAACATATTCACTGAAGATAGGATAGCTAATGGATTTGCATCCAGATTTCTTATGGTTGAATCTGAATATCTACAACTCAATGAAGATGCAGATCCATTTACTTCATCAAGGCAGATATGTAATGAATGGGTTAATCTAATACATGACTTGTATAATGTTAATAAAACATATTGCGAGAATGAAGCAACACCATTGCATATTGAAATAACAGAAGGAGCAAAACAACTGTATCGGAAGTATTATAAACAGAATTTGCAATCCGCAAATCAAAGAATTGCAGATAATATCGAAGGTCATATCATTGGAACACAAGCAAAGATGAGTACATATATTCCTCGATTAACTCAATTGATTGCAATAATTAATCAACCTTTACAACCTATTGTTACTGAAGAAGTTGTGGAGTTAGGACAGCGTTTATTTCGTTTCTATTCCAATAGTACGATTTCAATTATTTCAAAGATATTCATGGAAGCAGATACAGGATTACCTAATGAATTAGAGTTGCTATACAATGCTTTGCCTGATACATTCACAAATAAACAAGCAGAAGAAACTTGTATTAAGTTGAATTTACCAAGTCGAAAGTATCAGATTGCACTCCGGCGGAAAGATTTCGGCAAACTATTTCGGAAGGTTAAACATGGAGAATATCAGAAAGCACTATAAAAAGTGCTTTTTTTATGTCGATATGCACCTCATTTGCACCTCATTTGCACCTCTGAAACCCTTATCTGTAAAGGATATGCACCATAAACAGTGCTTTTGTAGAATTATTAGAAGTAAATATTATTATTATTAAAAAAAAAGTATTTCAAAAAAAATGGTGCATATGGTGCAAATCCTTACCACCATTGACTTTGAGAGGTGCAAATCAAGTGTTTTTGAGGTGTATATGGTGTTTTTCAAAAAAATATTTTTTTAATTCAAATACTTGTTTTAGTTTTAAGTAAGTTGAAATGCAATCACTACATAGAACAAATTTATAAAAGCAAAGAGATAAACTCTTTTATTGCTTCAATTCATCCTGTTTCATTACAAGACGATTTAAGGCAAGAACTTGCTTTGGCTTTACTTTCTATCGACTGCGATAAGATAATCGAAATTTCGGCTTCTAATGGCTTAATGGGATACTCTATAAAGATTCTCAGCAACATGGCTTTCAGCAATACATCACCTTTCTATAAAAAGTTTAAAAAAGATGAGTACGAAAAAGCTATCGCATACATGAGAAGTCAAATGAACTTACCTGTATTGAATCCTAAACTTTCTAAATTGGTAAATGAAAGATTATTACTAAAATACTCCATTGATGAAATGGAAGCACATGAAGCAATACTTTTCAATAAATACGTTGAAGTAAGAAGTTGTCAGCAAGTAGCTGATTATTATTCTATACCTTTGAAGCATGTAAAGGATGTTATTCGTAAAACTAAAAAAGAACTTAAAGACTTATGTACATCACAATTCTAGCAGCATGGTTATTTGCTTACTACTTTGTTAAAGTGGCATTACTACCTAACAAGATCAAGAATCTTTACAACATTCCATACACCAAACGCATCAAACCTTTTGATTGCGTTACTTGTCTTTCAGTATGGAGTGCTGCAATACTTTACTTCCTACCGATTGAAGTATCACAATTTCTTGTCATCACTTTTGGTGCAGGATTCATCGGACAAATAATTAAATAATGAAGAACACTACTAACAACAAAACTTGCTTCGGTAAACGTAAGCATGGTAAAGCGAAAAAATCCTACAACAAACATGATAGGAAAGAACGCAATTATAGGGGGCAAGGGAGATGAGAGTATTAGGGCTAATGAGCAAGTGGTCAGGTTGTGGTTGGCATCGTGTTATGTTACCATTGGCATTCCTGCCAGATAGCTATAACCATGTTACGAATATTCCTAGTGAAGAACTCTTTAAAGAAAGGCAGTTTGATATTTTGCTTTACAATCGCTTTTGCTTCTTTGATAAAGATTGGGAACTTACAAAGTCAATATTCAAAGTCGTAATGGATCTTGATGATGATTGGGAACTTCCTGTAAAACATCCAATGTATCACTTGTATAAAATGCAAGAAGAAAAGATACTTAACAATATTTCAAATGCTGACTTGGTTACTGTTACAAATCAAAGGCTTTATGAAAAGGTTTCTAAACTACACAACAATGTTGTTATACTACCGAATGCTATCCCTTTGGGTGAACATCAATATACTGATGAGAAACTTGAATCTGATTTAGTTCGTATCTTTTGGGCAGGTGGTTCATCTCATCTTGCTGATATGTCTATACTTCGCAATCCTATCAAAAGACTGAACGAACTTAACAATATCGAAATGGTCTTAGGGGGTTACACCGATACTGATCCTGTATCAAAGGAATATTGGGTTAAGATGCATAATATCTTTACAAACGGCAATAGGCTTAAGAATAGAAAATTAGAAGGCACAATGCCAAACGGTTACATGGAGCATTATAAACATGCAGACATTATGCTCATACCTTTAGAAGATAGCAAATGGCATGGCTGCAAATCAAATCTAAAAATACTCGAAGCAGCAAGTAAACGAATACCATGTATCGTGTCTAACGTTGAACCTTATAATGTAGACAAAGACTGTCCTGTTTTATTTGTCAATAGTCAATCCGATTGGAATAAACATATCAAATATTTAGTTAACAATCCTGAAGAAAGGATAAAATTAGGAAATCAATTATATGAGTGGGCAAAAGAAAAATACAACTATCAAGAAATCAGTCAAAGAAGATTCGATGCATATTCAAGTCTTATTAAAGCATAAGCATCACTTCGATCTATTTATCAAAACAGGTGAATTGGTAAACTTCAATGCTGATACCCAAGACGAACTTTTTAATATATATAAAGAGAAGTTCCCGAATTATGACTACAACCGTAGATGCCCTGCTTGTGTGGCAGAGTTCATGGTTGCAGTTTATTCTCATTTTAAAAATGAATTATGATAACACCGGAAGAGTTCTTACAGACTGAAATAAATATGGGAATATCATTCCAAAGTGAGCAGTTCGTTAACTTAGCGAATTATACTGCTCAACAATTGAATGGCTATCCTATCAAGTCAGTAATGGATTACGGAGCAGGAACAGGTGTTTATGCTGATGCATTTTACAAATTAAGTTATGATGTTAAATGTTTTGAAATATGGGAAGCACATCAAAACTATATCAAAGCTAATGCGCCACATTTAGAAATCATCAGTAAGCCTGTTACAACCGATTTAATGCTATTTATCGAAGTTGCTGAACACATGACTGATAAAGAACTAAAGGCATTGTTTAAAAAGATAAAGCCTAAATACATTCTTTTCAGCTCAACAAGCGAAAGTAAGCCGGGATGGGATGAACAATGGGGACATATAAATATTAAACAACAAAATGAATGGGTTGATATGTTCTTTGATTTTGGTTATAAATTGAGCAAAGAATTATCACAACCTACAACATATACTAAACTATTTGAACTATTATGATTTACAAAAAGATTACAGAAATAAAAGCAAATCCAAAAAATCCAAGAGTAATTAAGGATGACAAGTTTGCAAAGTTGGTGCAGTCAATCAAGGACTTCCCACAAATGTTAGAAAAGAGACCATTGGTTTGCTTTACGGACACCGATAAGAAGTTGGTAGTATTAGGTGGTAATATGAGATTAAAAGCCGCTAAAGAGGTTGGATTGAAAGAACTGCCGATATTACTTGCAGATGATTGGAACGAAGAACAAAAGGCACAATTCTTGATTAAAGATAATGTTGGCTTCGGTGAATGGGATTGGGATGAGTTAAAAGAAGATTGGGATGTTGATCATTTGGAAACGTGGGGATTGGATTTACCTGAATTTGAAACTGAAAAAGTATTGGCAGCAGAAGAAGATGACTTTGAAGTCCCTGAGGGTAGAATTGAAACGGATATTGTTTTAGGGGATTTATTTGAAATTGGCGAACATAGATTGCTTTGTGGAAGCAGTATTGATGTTGACCATATAAATAAATTAATGAATGGTATAGAACCTGATTTAATACATACTGACCCTCCTTATGGAATGAATGCAGTAAGCAAAAGTGGTGTTTTAAAAGAAAAATATGGAACTGATATATTAGGAGATGATAATACAGATGTAGCAAAAGATAGTTTTAATTTAATTTATTCATTATATCCAAAATCACACCATATTTGGTGGGGTGCAAATTATTATTCATCAGAATTGCCTGATAGTGAATGTTGGCTTGTATGGGATAAAAATAACGGTGGAAGCGACCAAACTGATTGTGAGTTAGCTTGGACTAATATTAGAAGTGTAGTGAGACAATTTACACAAGCATCAGAAAAAATAAATAGGGTACACCCAACTCAAAAACCTATTTCATTGGTAGAATGGTGTATTGAAAAGACAAAAGATAATATTAAAACAATAGCAGATTATTTTGGCGGAAGTGGTGTAACAATGGCAACAGGACATCAAAAAGGAATTATTACATATTTAATGGAATTAGACCCTAAATACTGCCAAGTGATTGTAGACCGAATGAAGAAATTAGATCCTACATTAATAATTAAAAAGAACGGACATGCCATTTAAAAAAGGAGAAATCCCAAAGGGAGCGAATATATGGAAGAAGGGGCAATCAGGTAATCCTAATGGGCAGCCGAGAAAGTTGGCTACTCAATTAAAGATTATTGGTTACACTAAAGCAGAGGCAGCGCATACCATCAATGCTATGTTAGCAATGAACATAAACGAATTGAAAGAGATATTTGAGAATCCGAATGCTACAATATTAGAAAAAACTATTGCATCTGCATTAAAGCGTTCACTTGAAAAGGGCAGCCTATATTCAGTTGATACTTTGTTAGATAGAACACATGGCAAGGCAACTGAAATAGTAGAAAGCAAAGTGCATATTGAACAACCATTCTTTGGCGATGATTAACTATGTTTATTAGGTGGAACAAAAAAATAAACCTATATTTGTAATATGAAAAAATACATTAAAAATTATGAAGGTTTATATGAGATAGATATTGAAGGCAATATTTATTCAATAGCAAGAAAAGGAACTAAAGGAGGATTAATTAAAATTATTAAAGATGAATATTTTGAAGTAGTTTTATGTAAAAATGGTAAATGTAAAAGATTTAATTTACATCGTTTAATTAGTGAAACATTTATTGAAAATAAATTTAATTTACCACAAATAAATCATATTGATGGAAATAAATTTAATAATAATATTTTAAATTTAGAATGGTGTAATAATTCAGAAAATCAATTACATGCTTATGCATTAGGATTGAGAAAAAAAATGTCAGGTTCTAAAAATGGAAATTCTAAATTAAAAGAATTAGATGTTATTGAAATAAGAAAAGTTGCAAAAGAAAAAGGTAAACATTATGGCAGAAAAGAACTTGCAGTAAAATATAATGTTTCTGAATGCACTATTAAAGAAATTGTAAATCATCGAAAAAATTTATGGGCAAATGTTTATTAAGACAACTGCAATAAAAAAAATACGTTTATTAAAAAAATTTATAAGAGGTGTGCAAGGTGGCACCTCTGCGAAATTAGCCCCTAAGTAGTAATATTTAGGGGCAATTAAAGCAGGAAAGACATTTGCCATTATCCCAATACTTTGTGACATTGCAACAAAGAATCCATTATCTGAAATCAGCATTGTAGCTGAATCAATACCACATCTCAAAAGAGGTGCAATGAAAGACTTCAAAAAGATAATGGTTGAAACAGGCAGGTTCGATGATAATAGATGGAATGCATCGGACTTTAAATACACATTTGCCAATGGCTCACAAATAGAGTTCTTTAGTGCTGATAACGATGCAAAGTTAAGGGGTGCAAGACGTGACTACCTTTACATGAATGAGTGTAACAACATGACATTCCATTCTTATACTGAACTTGCATCCAGAACAAAGCAAGGTGTGTATTTAGATTGGAATCCTACAAATACATTTTGGTTTCATAATGAACTGCTAAATGATGAAGATGTTGATTTCCTTACAATCAACTACACCGATAACGAAGCATGTCCTGAATCAGCATTGAACTTCATTTTAAAAGCAAAAGAGAAAGCAGAACAAGGCAATGCCTTTTGGCAGAATTGGTATAAGGTTTATGGATTGGGTGAGATTGGTAATCTTGAAGGGGTAATCTTCAACAATTGGAAGCAGATTGACAAGATACCTGATGAAGCAAAGTTATTAGGCATAGGTTGTGACTTTGGATATACAAATGATCCTACTGCCTTAATTGAAGTTTATACCTACAATGGCAAAAGATATGTGAATGAATTAGTTTATCGGTCAGGTATGCTCAACTCTGATATTGCCAAGATACTACCTAAAGGGGTAATAGTTTATGCTGATTCATCCGAGCCTAAATCCATTGACGAAATTAAACGATACGGCATATTGATTAAAGGAGTTACTAAAGGCAAGGATTCGATTAAATATGGCATTGATGTAATGCAGCAGCAAGAATACTATGTTACAAGTCAAAGTGCTAATCTCATTAAGGAATTGAGGTCATACAGTTGGGACAAAGACAAAGAAGGTAAGAAACTAAACAAGCCTATTGAATACTTCAATCATGCTATTGACGCGCTGCGTTACCATGAAATGGAAGCATTGGGAATAAAAAAGAATTGGGGTAAATACCATGTCATCTAAAAAGTATATATATAACGTATGAAATTAACAATTAAGAAATTTCAGGAGTTGCATTCCATTACTACAATGGAGATGGATGAGTTCGACAAGTCGGTGAAGTTAGTTGAATGTTTAACTGACAAAACACCTGCACAAGTTGAAGCAATGCCATTGAAAGAGTTTGAAAAGTTATGTAACGATTTAAACAAGTTATTTGATATAAAGGTAGAGCAGTTGCAGAACTCAAAGCCTAAAGCAATGATAGTAGCAAATGGTAAGCCATATCATTTGAACTTCAATATTATGCAACCGCCATTCAATGCAGGAAGATATGTTGAGGTAGCAACATTTGCTACTGATACTATTGGGAACTTGCACAATATACTTGCATCAATGGTAACACCTTTGAAATGGAGTTGGAGAAAGATGAGATATGTAAAGTTGCCGTATGATGCAACACAACATGAGCAATATGCAAATGATATGCTGCATGCGGATTTTGAACATGCCTATCATGCAAGTGTTTTTTTTTATCTTGTTTTCACTCATTCAATCAGAAATTCAAAGGATTATTTGGTAGCGGAGATGATAGCAGCGGGAGTGAAACAGGAGGAGGCAGCAGAATCCATAGAAACTTTATTGAAAGTTTTGGATGGATGTATAACGCAAAAATGGTATCAGAGTTTGAAGCTATCAGTTTAGATGCGGTTTGGGATTTACCGGTAGTTCAATTCTTAAATGATTTGAATTATCTGAAGCAAAAAAGATTAGTTGATGATGAACAACAACAAAAGTTGATAAATGAGTATAAGTAGCGCACAAAGGATGAATCTAAATGATTTAGAAATACTTGCAGGAGAAGATATAGGCGAATTTGTGCAAGTTACTGAAGCAATGGATAGGGTTGCGGCTATGTTTCTAAAGAATTTGGAAGACAACATTAATGCCGCAAAGTTTGCAGGTAGTGGTTCTTTGCTTAAAAATATGACTTATAGAGTTTCTGATGATGGTAAGTCAGTTGATATAATACTTAACAATTATTATGATTATGTCAATCAGGGAGTGAAAGGTTGGGGAAGTTCAACTAATGCGCCAAATTCACCTTATGCTTATAGCAAGAAAGCAAAGTCAAGTTCAAATGGCGATTTTAGAAGATCAATAACAGAATATATTTCATCAGGAAAAGCAAAGATTAGAAATGTGCAAAATGATAGAGCATTCGGGATTGGTATCGAAGGAAAAAGAAAATCATTGATTGATGCAAGAGTTGATACAATGATGTATCTGATTAGAAGATTCGGAGTTAAAGCAACAAACTATTTCACAAAGACAGTCAATGAAAGTAGAGATGACATTCAATTAATTATAGCAGAAGCAGTCGGTAAAGATTTCGTTTTAAAATTTAAATTTAAATGATAACACAATTAGCATATCCATCAGGAGAACCAACAGTACAAGATGCACTTTGGCATGTATTCTCAACCAATGTTTCAGGACAAACAGACTTCAAGTTTGTATTTGATTTATATGTTGGCGGAGTTCAACAATCAAGAGTAAAGCTATTCCCAGAGCCAAACAATGGCAAAGGTTATTTTGATGCAGCACCTGTAATACGTAATACATTCACTTATGAATGGCTTACACCTGCAGAAACTTTTTTAATATGTGAGCCAAATGCAAGTGGGCAAGCAAGCCAAACATATCAATACAGAATAGGCGAAGAATATTCAGGGGTAACTTATTTGAATTTAGCAAGTGGCAATATTACTGCATACAATTGGAATGCTCCTTTGTTTAAGCGTAGGCAATCTGATTTAACTGCAAAGCAAAACAAGTTCATGACTAATCGACCTAATACAATCAATGCAAGTTTAGGCGACAATATCTTTATCGGAGTTTATGATAACAACTTTGCATGTGATATTAAAGCATACAATGAAAGCAATGCTTTAGTAAGTACACAAAGTTTGACTTTGACAAATGCAAAGTTTGCACAATTAAATATAGGCAGTAAGGCAATCAATACTTATTTCAGCAATACTAATATCAATTCAACTATTAAGTATTACGAAGTTGTTTCTGCAACAGATAGCATCAGAGTTAATCTTGAATGCAATCCAAAATACGAATCATTTAATCTTCACTTCTTAAATGATTGGGGAATGTTCGATACTGCAAAGTTTGGTTTGGTTTCAAAGCTAACAATGGATATTGAACGCAAAGGATTTGAGAAACGTGATTATTCTCTTGGCAGTAATGCAGTAACTTATTACACAAATAATAAGTACAATGAAAGCAAAATAAACTATCAAAATAAAAAGGATTATAGCTACAAGCTAACAATGGATGCGCCAACTGATGCAGAATATGAATGGTTGGCAGAGTTGGTAGCATCTCCGCAAATATACTTTGAGAAAGATGGTTATTATTATCCTGTGACAATTAAAGCTACTAACTATGAGTTCAGTAAGTACGTGAATAATAGGTTAAGAGTTTTTGAAGTAGAAATAGAAATGAATCAAACAAGATACAGTCAAATAAGATAAGATGACAAAGATATTTATTGAGGGTTACGAATTGGATTTAACAAAGGGTTTAAGCAATCAACTAACCTATGCAATTGATGACTTGAATAATTTAGATAGCAAGGCAACAACATTTAGTAAAACAATAGTATTGCCGGGAACTGCAAACAATAACTATCTATTAGGCAACATCTTTGAGTTCAACAATGCTAACTTCACAAGTGATCAAGCGCCGAATGTAATGTATAACTACAATGCAAGTAAATCAGCGGTGTGCAGAATTGAAGTTGATGGATTGCAGATTGTGAAGGGAGTGTTTAGGTTGTTAGAAATCATTAGAGATGGCGAGAATATAGAATACGAATGTGCGGTGTTTGGTGAGTTGGGTGGATTGGTTACAGCATTAGGCAATAAGCGTTTACAGGATTTAGATTTCTCTGCATATAACCATGATTACACTTATGCGAATATTACTTCATCATGGAATAATACTTCGGCAAGTAGTTATGTTTATCCATTAGTTGATTACGGTAACTACTCAACTAACAAAAAAGATTTTCAATATAAAACATTCCGACCTGCATTATTTTTAAAGGAATACTTTGATAAGATAATGGCAAGCGCAGGTTATACTTACACAAGCACATTCCTTAATACTGCTTTTTTTAAAAGGTTAATAATTCCATGTAATCAAAAGAGGTTAACAAGAGCAAGCAGCACTTCATTCGATGTATCTTTTTCGGGCACTCAAGCATTTGGCGGTGACCCATATTCAGGACCTTTCTACGAAAGATTATCGCAACCAACTCAACCAACTTTAGGCTCATTTACTACAAGCGATAATAAAACATTCACCTACACAGGTGCAGCAACATTAACAGGAAATTTAGTAGTTAGAATTATCGGAACGTTTGCAAATGATATTGCAAATAATTTAACAATAGTTGCTCATGCAGGTAGTGCAGCTCCTTTTTACGATTTTCCAGAGGATAGTGGTGTTGGCAGTGATCCATTCGATATAACATTGAACGCAAATGTTATTTTAAATAATGGCGATACTTTTTTTATATCCGCAAGTAGATTTGATGATGCTTCTAATTTTCAATTAGCTATTACAAGTATATCTTCTAAAATTATAGGTATAGGAACGCAACCTGTGGAAGTAAACTTAGGCGAAGCAGTTGTAATGAATGATACAATTCCCAAAGGTATATTCCAAAAAGATTTATTTACTTCAGTTTTAAAGATGTTTAATTTGATGGTTACTGAAGATAAATTTACAGATAACCATTTAAACATTGAGCCTTACATTGATTTCTATACAGGCAATGTAATTGATTGGAGTGATAAATTGGATAGAGGTAAGCCTATCAGATTGAAGCCAATGAGTGAAGCAAACGCAAGGTATTACGAATTGAAATGGAAGCAAGATAATGACTTCTACAATGAAGATTATCGCAAGAAATACAATGAAGGATATGGCGATAGAATATTCGATAATGGACTTGAATTTGCTAAAGACAAAGAAACAGTTGATGTAATCTTTGCAGCATCTGCATTGTACGGAACCTCAGGTGAGGACAAAGTATTCCCTGCAATCTATAAGAAGTCAGACAACAATACAAAAGAAGATCAGATTGAACACATTGTTAGATTAATGCAAATAAAGAAACTGACAGGCGTTGCAAGTTGGAATATCTTAAATGGTGCAACTAATTTAGGAAGCAATACTTCCTACCTATATGCAGGACATTTTGACGATCCAGATGCACCGAATGCTGATTTAAACTTTGGAGCAACAAAGGAATTATATTTTGATTTGGTAGCAGGTAACTTAAGCAACAATCTTTTCAATGTTTACTATTCTCCATATTTATCAGAGATAACAGATAAGGATAGCAGATTGTTAACTGCAAACTTTAAATTAACGCAACAAGATATTTTTAATCTTGACTTCTCAAAATTTATATATATAGATGGTGGATTGTATCGTTTGAGTAAAGTGATTGATTATACACCTGAAACAAACGAAGTAACTAAATGCGAATTATTAAGAGTAATAAATAAAGTATATTAATGGCAGCCAATAACAATACAACAGTAGCGATAACCATTTCAGCAGATACACAACCTGCTGAAACATCGGTCAAGAGTTTTAAGACACAATTAAGAGAAGCCAATGGTGAGTTAGTTGCACTGTCAGAGAAGTTTGGTGCTGCATCAACAGAAGCAGTTGCAGCAGCAAAGAAAGTAGCAGGGTTAAAGGATGCTATTGGAGATGCAAAAGCACTTGCAGAAACATTCAATCCTGATAAGAAGTTCGTTGCATTAGGTGGAGCAATAGAAGGTGCGGTTAGTGGGTTTAGTGCATTGCAGGGTGCGTCTGCATTATTCGGTGGTGAAAGTAAAGAACTTGAAAAGACATTGGTTAAGGTGCAGAGTGCAATGGCATTGCAGCAGGGGATTAGTGGAATATTTAATTCGATTGATAGCTTTAAGTTGTTGGCTAATACTATCAAAGTAAATGTAGTTACTTCATTAACTACTTTAAGAGGCGCATTAATAGCAACAGGATTAGGTGCATTAGCAGTTGGAGTTGGTTTACTTATTGCAAACTTTGATAAAGTTAAGCAAGTAGTATTGAATTTAATTCCAGGACTTGCTTCTGTTGGTAAGTTTATTGGTGGTTTAGTTGATAGAATTACTGATTTTATTGGTGTTACTTCTGATGCTTCAAGAGAATTGGCAAAGATGCGAGAAGAAGCGGATAAATCTTTGACATTAAATAATAAGTATTTAGCACAGCATGGCGATCAGTTGGACAAATATACAAAGGCAAAGATTGAAGCGAAGAATAGATATTTGGAAGCGGTTAAGGATGAAACAAATTCCGAGAAAGATAGGATTGAATTTGCAAAGAAATTAAACAGAGAACTTGCAGCAGCAGATAAAGAAAGGTCAGATGATGCAGCAAAAGCACAAGCAGAAGCAGCAAAGAAAGCAGCAGATAAACAAAAGGAGATTGATGATAAAAGAAAAGCAGATTTAAAATCACAACAAGATGCTTTGAGAAGTATTATCAATAAAACTCAACAAGATATTGAAAATGATGCTGATAAAACTGAAGCACAAAAATTAGATAGACAAAGACAAAGAGATATAAAAGAACTTGATGCAATTAAATTAAGTACAAAAGAAAAAAGAGAAGCATTAGATTTAATTAATAAAAAATATGACATTTTAAATACTGAATTAGAAGCAGAAAACAAAAAGAAAAAAGAAAAAGAAGATGCTGAAAAAGAAGAATTAAGATTAAAAAATCTTGCACAAAAAGCAGATGAACAAAAGAAAATTGATGAAAAAAGAGTTGCAGATAATAAAGCAGCAGAAGATCAAATAGTAAAAGACAAAGCAGCAGCAGCACAAGCAAAGATAGATATTGATAATCAAGCAATACAAGCAGGTCAGCAATTATTTACTTTGATTGCAGGATTAGATCAAAAAAATAAAGGATTACAAAAAGCAGCATTGATAGGGCAATCAGCATTATCAATAGCGAGTATCATTGCAAATACCAATGTTGGTAGTTCAAAGGAAGTAGCAACAAAAGGTATATTTGGTTTGGGTACATCTGCCATATTATATACAAAGATGGGTATAAGTATTGCATCCGTTTTAGCTGCAACTGTGAAAGGTTTATCTGCTTTAGGCGGTGGCGGTGGTGGAGTTGGTAGTATAGGCGGTGGCGCTGCGGCTGCATCTGCTCCATCTGCTCCAATACTTCCACAAGCATCATCCACAACAATCAATCAAGGGCAAATCAATCAGATAGGTAATGTTGCAGCAAGAGCCTTTGTAGTTGAATCAGATGTAAGCGGAAATCAAGAAAGAATACAAAGATTAAATAGGGCAGCAAGAATCAGTTAAAAGTACAACAACTCAAAAAATAATATATAATAGTATGGAATTACCTATATACGAACTCAAAATAGTTGAAGATTTACAGGATGATGCAGAAGTGTCATTCGTTGCATTGGTAGACAAGCCTGCAATTCAAAAGGACTTTCATGTATTCAAAAATGAATTTATCGAACCAAGCAAAGGCGAAGATAAACAACCATTCCTACAAAGATGCATTAGTTATGTAATTAACGAAGGCAAAGAAACTGAACAAGCGGTTGCGATATGCAATTCACTTTGGGAGCAACATTTTGCAGATAAAAATAGTTTTAGTATTTACGGATACAATCCAACACATTTTGATATGTGTCCTGTAGCAAATAAATTATTTCAGCATTTAGTTACTATGAATGTTGGTATAGAAGAACAAGGAATGATAAGATCAGCCGCACAAATTGCTGATTCAATATTTAGAATTGAAAAAAATGTAATTGATAGCAACACAGCTACTTCTGAACAAATAAACGAAGCAGCTATTTTGTTAGATGATTTTATTGATTTGATGGGTGAGATTGATAAACTAATAGGCATGAATCATGATGTGTCTTTTATGAATGCTCACATAGAAAAAATAAAGAGTTATTTGCCTAAAACGGAATTTGCAGAAACTTATAACGATTACCCAAAGGCAGCAGCAGAGAATGCAAAGATAGCTTTAAGATGGGCAGAAGAAAATGGATGGGGTGAGTGTGGAACTCCTGTTGGAAAAATTCGTGCTAATCAGCTTTCTAATAATGAACCCATTTCAGAGGAAACGATTGCTAAAATGGCTTCATTTGCAAGACACAAGCAGAACTCACAAAAGGAATTAGGCGATGGTTGTGGCAGATTAATGTGGTTAGCATGGGGTGGTGATGAAGGAATTGAATGGGCAAGTAGAAAGTTAGAGCAAATAAGAAAGCAAAACTTTGTAAAGTTTGAAATAACAAACGAAGAACAACATATTATATCAGGACCATTAATGCTTGCAGATACTCCGATATATAGAAGCAATTCCAAATTCGGTGAGCATTATGTAACATTTTCACCGGAAACAATTAAAGATATTGCAATCAAATTTTCAAAGAAAGGATACCAAAAGAATGTTAATCTGATGCATGATTCAAATATGCAAGTTGAAGGATTGGTAATGTTTGAAAGTTTCATTGTTGATAAAGCAAGAGGAATATTACCAATGGCAGGATATGAAGATGCAAAAGACGGCAGTTGGTTTGGATC